GTGGTGGAGAGGCCGCCTCGGGTGAAGGTGGCGGAGGCGCCGGAGCGGGCGGAGCAGCCGATGACTTCGGAGTCGAGGAGGAGGTAGGCGCCGGCCCGGATGGCGGCCAGGTCGGTGTAGGTGGTGCCGAAGGTGGCGACGGTGAGCGGGTCGGTGGTGTTGTCGAAGTGGCCGCCGGTGCAGGTTTGCCCGGCGGCGAACGGCTGCCGGGCGGCGACGGCGGGGGTCTCCCACGTGGAGTAGTTCGAGCCGTTGTCCTCGGCCCGGATGAAGAGTTGGATGCCGACCTCGACGGCGTCGGCGTAGGGCACTTCGAGGCGGGCGGTGGTGACGTCCCAGGGGATCCAGGTGCGGCGGTAGGTGCCGGTGCCGCGGCGGCGCCAGGCGATCTGGAACTGCTTACCATCGGTGATGGTGGACCCGTCGGTGTTTGTGGTCGGGGCGGTCCAGGAGAGTTCGTAGTAGGCGAGTTTCTGCTGGCCGCCGGCGTGCTGGAAGCCTCCCGCGGTGTAGGTGATGCCGGTGGGCGGGTTCGGGGTGGTGGTGTTCGGGTTGCCCTGCGACTGGACCGAGTAGGCGTCGTCGGGGGCGGTGAGAGGGCGGAGGGTGGAGACGAGTTCCACCTCCCCCTCCCCCGCCTCGGGGGCGACCTGGTCGGTGATGTCGGTCCACACCCCGGCGCCGCTCCGGTAGTAGTAGCCGAAGCCGGCCCGGGCGGGTTCGGTGATGGTGGCGACCCGGAGCAGCCGCGGGTGGTAGTCGGTGTCCCCCACCCGGACGGTCCTGGTGAGGTCCTCGACGCCGCGGGAGGGGAGGTACAGGTAGGCGCCGTCGCCGGGCCCGAGGGCGCCGGGCCGCAGGTGGTGGGCCTGCACCTGGTCGAGAGGTATCCGGTACAGGTCGAACGGTTCGGTGAGGAACCCGGCCAGGTAGGCGGCGCGGGTGTCCGCGTTGGCCGCGGAGGTGACCGGCTCCGACACGGCGAGTATCCGTTGCAGGGTCTCCCCGTGGAGGCCGAGGGTCTCCGCTTCGGCGGGCCGGGCGATGGTGGTCTCCCCGACGACGGGGACGGTGAGGCCCTCGCCGAGCACCCACAGGTCGGTGGGCAGTATCCGGCCGGTGGAGTAGCCGGCGACCCGGCGGGCTTCGATGCCTTCGTAGGTGGCGTCGGTGTCGGCCCGTTCGGCTAGGAGCACGGTCGGGCTGGCGGCGGTGGGGAACAGGGTGGCGGTGGGCCGCACGTCGATGTAGCCGACGGTGGTGCCCGCCGCGGTGGCGCGGGGCCCGTTGTCGTGGACGAGCCATTCGATGGCCGACGCGGCGTCCTGCCCGTAGGTGGCTGCGGCGTAGCCGAGGGCGGTGAGCGCGTCCATGCCGGCGGGGAACCGGCCGGTGAAGGTGACCCCTCCCGGGTCGGTGATGGTGCCGGCCCGGATCGAGGTCTGCCCGCCCGCCTCCCCGCGGAGGATGCCGTAGGGGGTGGAGGCGGAGCGGTTGAGCAGGTTGGTGAGGCCGACCGCCTGGTAGGACCGCTCCGCCTTGAAGACGTGGTCCTGGAGGCGGGAGGCGAGGCCGGCGCCGCGGATGAGCGCCCAGCCGGGCCCGTCCTCCCGCGGCTCCCACCCTTGAACGACGCCGACGTAGTGGGCTTGGGCGAGCAGGTCGGCGTCCGAGTATTGGCCGGGTTCCCGGATGCGGGCCTGAGTGACCACCAGGTGCCCGTCGACTTTGACCAGGTCCGGGAGGGTGGCGTCCTGGTCCGGGCGGAGGGCGAGTTCCCAGCGGCCGGGCCCGTGATGCTGCCGGATAAGCACGGGCCTACCCTCCGCGCCTTCTCGGGTAGGAGGTTTCGACGAGTTCCCCGAGCCACTGGTTGCGGATGTCGGTGAAGGCCTCCCCGGTGCCGGTGCCGTTGCGCTGGCCGACGAACCCGTCGAGTTGGGGGCCGGAGGAGGTGAGGTAGATGCCGCCTTGTGTCAGGTCCTCGGTGTAGGTGTCGGTGGAGCCGATGAGCCAGGCGTTTGTGCCGGTGCCGGTGTCCCGGATGTAGTTCGTGCCGGAGGTGGCGGCGTCGGCGTTCGTGCGGGTCGCGCCGAGTTGCCCGTTGACTGTGCGGCCCCACCGGAAGCCTACGAAGCGGGAGCCCCGGCGGATGGAGAGGGTGAGATGCCAGCGGCCCCCGGTAGCGACCCCATAAGTCTGCTCCCACCGAACCACCACTAACTCGGGGGTGTTGACGAGCACCGCGGCCCGGTCGGTGGTGTTCGACAGGGCCAGGGTGGTGAAGGCTCCTGCCCCGTAGGTGAACGAGAAGTCGAACTGGGCCCAGGCGGCGCCGTCCCAGGTGCCGAGGATGAACCCGTAGGTGGCCCCGGCGTTCGGGATGAGCCGGATGATCCCGTTCCCCAACTCGAAGTCGGCGGCGAGGCTGGCCGGGATGTAGAGGCCTTGCCGCAGGTAGCGGGTGCCGGAGGCTACCGAGGGCCATTTGACGTAGGCGGCTCCCCGGTAGAAGACGGCTGGCCGCACCTCCCAGGTGGGCCGGTCGGTACGGACCACCCCGAGGGCCACGTAGCAGTCGGTGCCGTCGGAGGTGGCGCGGGTGATGAGCCCGCCGGCTGGGGCGGGGGTGTAGATGGGCTGCCCGGCGGGGAACGCGTGGAAGCAGGAGGCGGAGGCGTTGCGGTTGACCCCGGCGAACCGGGACTGCCAGAAGGTCTCCGGGGTGGAGCCGTAGCGGCGGGCCTGTACCTGGAACGGGACCGCGCCGAGCCCGGCGAGGCCTCCGGGGCCGTAGCCGGTGTCGACGTCGACGACTTCGTAGAAGCCGTCGAGGTCCGGGTCGCCGGCCCAGGTGATCGGCACGACGGTGCCGGGGGTGAGGGCCCGCAGGTTAGTGCGGGCCACATTGGTCTGCTCGAGGGAGGTCCCGGCGAGGACGCCCCGGACGCGGAGGGTGCCGTCGGCGCCCTCTTGGGCGTCGGAGCAGTAGGCGCAGTCGGCGTCGGTGAAGCAGCGGCCTACCTGGAGCGTTGCCACTCGTGAACCTCCCCGTCGGTGAGGGTGTCGAGTTCGGCTTTGATGCGGCGGGCGAGCCGGCGGGCCTCGTCGGCGGAGACCGGCCAGGTGGGTCGCACGTCGACGTGGACGGTGGCGTTCACCGTGGTGCTGCTGGGGAGCCGGTCGAGGGGGGCGACCACTGCCCCCTTCGGCTGCCAGATCAGTTCAGGGCCGTGCTCCCCGACCCGGGCCAGGCCGGCGTTGAGGGCGACCCCGCCTTCCGCTTCCTCCGGGATGAGCGGGTTGGTCCCTCCGGGGTTGGTCCCTCCGGGGTGGTAGTAGCGGGTGACCCCCCCGTAGGTGTCGAGGATGCCGAGGAGGCGGAGCAGTTCCTTCACCTGGTCGATGGGCTGGCCGGTGGCGTCGGCGATGGCGACCATTGCCAACTGGAGGCTGCGGGGGTCCAGCGCGTCGGCGGCGGCCTGCGCTTCGAGGGTGGCGCGCGCCACGTCCATCTGGGCCCGGGCGGCTTCCTCCGCCGTATGGTCGGGGTCGGCGAGGACCCGGGCCTGCTCGGCCAGGGCCTCCTGGTGCCGTTGGGCGGCGTCGGCTGCGGCGTAGACCGGGTCGGTGTTGGCGAGCATGGCGGCGGTCAGGTTCCGGGTGGCTTCGGCGGCGGCGTCGGCCCGTTCCTTAGCGAGCCGTTCCTGCTCGGCGGCGGCGGCGATGGCGTTCCCCAGGCGGAGGCCTTCCCGGCCGGCGGCTTGCAGGCTGAGGGTCATGGCCCGGTGCGCGGCGCCCAGGTCGACGGTGGCCTGGCGGCCCCGGCCCTGCTGCTGCGCGGTCAGGGCGGTGTCGGCGGCGAGTTGCCGGAGGGTGGTCTGCGCCTGCTCCCCGATGGGCAGCAGCATCCGGGACAGGACCATGCCGAGGCCGCCGAGGGACTGATCGGCGAGGGCGCCGGCGTCGGTGAGGGTTTGGAGCGCGTCGGCGTTCCCCAGCATGGCCTGGGCGACGGTTTCGGCGTTGACCCCCAGCGCGTTCAGGTCGTCGAGCAGGCCGGCTTCGGCGAGCCCCTCCCGGACCCAGGCGACTGTGTTGGCGGTGAGCGCCCCGGTCTCGTCGTCGAGGGTGTCGGTGAAGGCCTTCGTAGCGGCCCGGGCTTTCGCCTTCTCCCCGGCGTAGAAGGAGACGAGGGTGGTGAGCCCGGCGATGGCCGTGCCGGCGCCGACCATTGCCGGGCTGATGCCTTTGACGCCCTCGGTGAACCGGAGCGCCTGGAACCGGGCCTCGTACCACAGTTTGCCCCACGTCTTGAAGTGGACAGCGGTGCCGACGAGGGCGGCGCCGACGAGCAGCACCAGTGCGGGTATGGAGTCGAGCACGGTGGCGACCACCTGCAGGGGCGGGGCGAGGATGGCGGCGGCCGTCCCTAGCGCCTGGAAGGCGGGGACGAGGAGGCCGGCGAGCGGCTGCGCCAGGTCCTCGAGCACCGGCAGCAGCCGGTCCAGGACGGGGAGCAGCGCCTGGCCGAGGGTGACTTTGGCCTCCTCGTAGACGGCCCGCACCCGGCGGAGGGTGTTGGCATGCGAGTCCTGGGTGCGGTCCAGGTCCCCGACCGCCTTGTTCGCCTTGTCGTAGGCGACGTCGACGGTGGCGAGCGCCTTGTCCAGGCGGGTCAACTGGTCGGCGTGGTCCTTCCCGGTCATGGAGAGGGCCCGCTGCTGCACCTCGGCCTCCGAGAGGGCCAGGCCGTAGGTTTTCAGAGCCTCCCGCTCCCCGTTGATCGAGGACTGGAGGGCGAGGAGGACCGCTTGGGCGCCGCCCTCCGCGTTCGAGAACGAGGCGACGTCGGCGGCCAGGCTGACCATGCGTTCGGCGAGGGCTTCCGACTGGTCCTCGGTGGCGCCGAGGCCCTGGACGACGTTGCCGGTGATGGCCATCAACTGCTGCAGTTCGTAGCGGGCCATGCCGGCCTTGTGGGCCATGCCTTCCACGTAGTCGCCGGCCCGCTGGGCGGCCTGCCCGAACGTGGTCTCGAAGGCGGCGCCGGCTTCCTCGGCGTCGACCGCTGCCCGGATCGACTGGGCGCTCACCTTGAGGAGGGCCTGGGCGACGAAGAACATGCCGCCGACGGTGGCGGCCTTTTTGAGGGTGTCGTCGAACCGTTTGAACCCACCCTCGGCCCGGCTGATCGCAGCGGAGGCTCGGTCGTCCCCTTCGAGGATGATCTTCTCGCGGCGGACCATGCCGGGGCTCCCCGTGGTCGGGTTCGCCGCGGTGGTGGGGGACGGCTCGGGGTGGAGTGTAACCGGGTTAGCCGTCGGGTCGGGTGAGGCCGACCGCCTGGTCGTGGGCGGCCACCTGCGCGGCGGCGCGCGCGAGCGGGTCGTCAGCCGGGGGGGGCGGGGTGCGCTGCTCGTCCTCGAGTTCGAGGGTGGCGTAGGAGAGGGCGATCTGATGCGGCGGCGCTTCGGCCGCCCATTCGTAGGGGAGGCGCCGGAGCACCAGGAGACTGAGCCGGTAGAGGCTTCTCAGGTCTCCCCGTCGTCGGAGGAGGCTTTTCCCTGCTCCACCTGCTCCCGGGTGATCGTGCCCATCGACAGGTTGGTGATGGCGGTGGCCCAGGCGGCCAGGTCGTTGCCGGGTAGGGTGCTGCGGAGCCAGGCGGCGGTGTCGCGCGGGATGCCCGTGCCGGGCCGCCAGCCGAAGGTGGGGGTGCCGTCGTCCTCGAGGGTGCCCATGATGACCGCGGCGGCCATCTGCCGGCCGAGCAGTTCCTGGTCGGGTAGCGGCTGGGGCCGGCGTTGCAGGCCGAGCATCTTCGCGGCCCTTTTCGCCTGCGCCGCGGTAACCCCTTTGGCCTCGGCGGTGATCACGTCGACCGCCGACTGGAGGGTCTGTTCCTCCTGCTCGTCGTCGGCCGGGTAGTAGGGGGCGTGGATGAACGCGATGCGGTCGGGGTGGTGGATGGGGATGCCGCGGATGCGGTAGGTGCGGCCCTGGTAGTCGAAGGTGTCCTCGGGCCAGGTGAGGGCGGTGAGGTGGTCACGGCCGGCGGTCACGGTGGTGTTCCTTCCTTCGGGTGGCCGAGTGTAGCCGTGCCCCCACCCGGGGGGAGGGGTGGGGGCTGCCCCGGACCCTGCGGGGAGGTAGCGGCCGGGGGTCCGGGGGTTACCCCGGGGGGGCCGGTTCGCGGCCCGGCGTTCCCCCGGGGCCCCAGGGAACCAGAAGGTCCCGTGCTGTGATGCCTCGGATGGTAGCAGTTAGGCGTCGTAGGCGGTGGCGAGGCTCGACTTGGAGACGACGGTGATGGCCGCCCCGGCCGACGGCTTCACCATGATTCCCTTGCGGGTGAGCCGGCCCACCTGGGAGGCCTCCGGGTCGGGCTCGGTCACCTTCGCCTCGGTCCATTCCATCGCCGGGATGGTCACCTTCAACTGGCGGGCCTTCGCCGACTCGGTGTAGGACAGGTCCACTTCGAAGGCCTTCGTGGTCGACCCGTACACGGTGGCGCTGGCGGCGGTGCCGGAGGCGGTGCCGTAGTGGGTTCCCACGTAGGCGGACTTGTCCGCGGCGGCCGACCACACCTGCACGGTCTGCACCTCGACTTCTAGGTGCAGTTTCGCCAGGGTGAGGCGGGTGACGGCGTCGGCGCTGATGGCCTCGTCGTACCGCCAGCGGAGGGTGATGGTCGCCGACTCCACGTTGGTCTCCGCCGCGTTGTCCAGGGACCAGGAGGCGACGTCGGAGCGCAGGAACGGGCGGCTGGATTCGTAGGACTCGGCGGTGGCGGACGGCCGGTCCAGGGTGAGGCCGGTGCCGACGGCGGTGAGGAGCACCTCGGCGCCCTGGTCCCGCTTGCGGATGTCGATGGTGACCTCGGTGAGCACCGAGTCGACGATCCGTTCGATGAGGTCGTCGTCGACGTTGCGTTCGAGGGTGAGCCACAGGTTCGAGGTGGCCGCGGTGAGCGTGTGGGTGTACGGGTCGCTGGCGCCGCTGATGGTGTCGTCGCCGAGCAGGAAGGCGAGGATGGCGCCGGCGAGGATGGGGCGGGCGGCGCAGCCGAACTTGAGGCCGGGCACGTAGAGGTCTTTCGTGTGCCGGGCGATGTAGGGGCCGGTGCCGCCCTCCCGGATGACCCTCATGCCGGCGTTCGGGTTTAGTTCGACCCCGCCGAGGAAGGCGGCGAAGTAGGAGGGGGCGATGGCGGAGCCTTTCGCCGCCTGCTTCCCGAACCCGACGTAGGCGTTGGCGTTGGCGGGCGAGTAGATGTCGGTTGGCATCACGGCTCCTTCGGGCTGGCCGCCTTCGGCGGCTCCAGGTAGTAGGCGGCTTCGACCTGCTCGGCGGTGAGTCCGGGCACTTCCTCCCCGTCGGAGACGGTGCGGCCGAGGTGTGGCCAGTAGCGGTCGGGGCCCCGGTGGATGCCGACCACCTGCCGGGGCTCGTCGGGTTTCGGCTTCGCGGGTGTCATCGGGGCTCCCTCTCAGAGTTCGTAGGTTGTGAACCGGATGGTAACGGTCCAGCAGAGCGGGCCGCTGCCAATCTCGACGGTGCCTGGCTCCGACACGTCGGGCACCCCGCCGTTCTCCCCGACCATGTTGAGGCAGGTGCCGGCGAGGGTGGTGTCCCCCTCGAGGGCGGCCCGGATGCTTTCGGCGAGGGCGATGATGGTGTTGTAGGCGGCGGCCTGGTCGTCGAGGCCGAGGTAGCCGCGGATGAGCCAGTTGATGTAGTGGGCGACGTGGACCTCGGTGTGCCGCAGCGCCTGGATGCCGGGCTCGTCAAGGCCGATCTCCCAGGCGCGGACCTGCGGCTCCCCGTCGATGGTGGTGACCCAGTGTTCGGCGGCGTCCCCGTAGCGGGGCCAGGTGTGGACCCGGCCGACGTCGGTGACCCCTTCGACGAGGGTGGCGATGCGGGCGAGTTGGGCGGCGTGGCTCATCGGTCGATGTCCTGGACGATGGCGTAACCCATTTTGGCGAGCATGGGGCTGATGACGGTCTCGGCTTCCCGCCAGCCGTCCCGCACCATGTGGGCCCCCCGGTAGCCTTTGCGGCCGATCTTGCGGGCCACCGCGAACGCGACCTGCTCCCGTTCCGGGCCTGGCGGGATCCCCAACTTGGAGCCGACCCAGGGGATGAGGGCGGCGACGGGGGGCCGCTTCCCGGGGCGGCGTCCCCGTTCCCGTATGTCGTGGTAGGGGGTCGGGTTGGAGAGCACCCCGCGGGCGCTGGTGGGGCCGATGCGGGTCATGGTGACCTGGTATCCGCCGCGGAGGGTGCGGGAGAAGCCGACGGGGGTGCGTTCGACGATGCTGCTGCGGGCCTGCTCGAGGACGGTGTGGACGAGGACGGCGATGCGGCCCGGGATGGCCCGGCGGGCCCGGCCCAGGGCGGGGCCGGTGGTGTTCGGCACCAGGCGGGCTTTGATCATCAGGCCGCTCCGGGGCCGGGGCCTATCGAGTAGCGGAAGCGGGCGGAGGGTTCCTTCGCCCCGCCGCCGGGCGGGGTGAGCCACACTCGGCCTTCGTAGATGCCGGCGGCAGCGTAGATAGGGTCGGCGGTGCCGGGGGTGTAGGAGACGACCCCGGAGGTGGCGGGGCTGGCGATAGCGGCGGTGCCGGTGAGGGTGAGGACGGTGTTAGTGAGGAGGTCCCACACCCGGAGTTGGGGGGCGGTGTATCCGGTCAGGTCCCAGGTCGCGCCGAGTCTTTGGAGGGTGAGGTAGAGGGGCCGGAGGATGCCGCCGACAGCGCCGAGTTCCCCTAGCCAGGCGACGGTTTCGGTCACGGCGGTCTCCTTAGTCGGGGGGGATGGTAGACGGCTGGGCCGGCCGGGCGATGACAGACGGCTGGGCTGGTCTGGGGATGGTGGGCGGTTGGGCCGGCCGGGGGATGGCAGAGGTTCGGAAGGTGCGGGTGAGCCGGCCAGAAGGCTGCCCGGCCGCCTGGCCGTCGGCTGCTATGCGGCGGTGTCGGAGAACCGACGCCGCTACCGGCTGCGCGGCGGCCCTTCCGCTCCCGGTGAGGCGTCGGCGTCTGAGGGTCGTCGCGGCTACCGGCTGCCCCGCCGCCTGCCCGGTCCCGGCCATGTGGAGGGCGTAGGTGACTTCCAGCCAGGGGACAACCGAGTGAATGTAGATGTTCGGGAAGTTGCGGTAGGCGTTGGTCGAGGAGCCGTTGTCGAGCAGGAGCAGGGCGATCCGGTTGCCTGACGCCCAAGAGGTTTGGAGGACGATCTCTTGGATGACCGCGGCGATGTCCGCATACGCGACCCCGACGTTGGCCGTTTGGGCGGCGAGAGCGTTCCAGTCGACGTAGGCGACGGTTTGGGGGAGGGCGGCGAGGTCGGCGGCGGTGGCGGCGGTGAGGTCGGTCGAGTTGTCCGCCTGGAGGACGGCCCGCACTCTGACGTTGCAGGTGGCGGCGGATAGGGTGCTGATGGACTGTTGCCGGAGGACGGCGGTGAGGATGGTCGCCCCGCGGGGCACCCGGAGTCGGCGGCGCAGGATAGTGTTCAGCGAAGTAGCACCGCTCTTGCCCATCTGTACCTGAATGCCGTACCAGCCGTTTGCCCCGGTCCAGTAGTAGGTGTCCTCGCCTTGGCCGACGACGTTGGTGACCGCGGTGTTGGCGGGTGGGGTGATGATCGCCCACAGGGTTATCAGGCCGGGCAGCCCGTAGGCTGTCCCGTACCAGCCTCGGTTTGCATAGGTGGAGGAGCCGTTGTCGCGGAGGACGAACTGGACGGCGTTGCCGGAGGCGTATCCGGCCCGGTTCACGATGGTCTGTAACGGTGCAGCGATGTCCGGGCTTTGGCAGCCGTGCCCCTTGTAGTAACTAGCGACGGGGCAGGCCGGTATGGCGTTCCAGGCAACCGCGGCGGTGAGGGCGAGGGCTTCCCCTTGGGCGGCGGTGGTGGGGGCTACCGCGTTGTCGGTGTCGTTGCCGTAGACGTTCGCGTTGACTGTCGTGACTTGGCCGAGCATCCCACCTGCCAGCCACGCCTCATGGACGGTTGAGCCCTTCGGGATGGGGCACATGGGGATGCGGACGAACCCGCCGTAGGGTGTCGTCGCTGTCTTGCCGAAGTAGCAGATGCCCGCAGCGAAAGAGGAGCCCCACCAGGCGCCTGAGTCGCCTGCGACTTCGATCATCTTGGCGACCAGCACCGCGTTCGGGTCGGTCGTCCAGATGATCTGCAGGGCGGGCGGTGAGAGGGCGGCGTCTTTCGCCACAAGGTCGAAGGCGTTCCAGTCGCCGCAGGCCGGGTCGGGTTGGGCGACGATCTGCATGGCGTTGCCGGACACCCAGCCGGGCCGGTCCACGATCTCCTGAATCACCGCCGCCAGGTTCGGGGATTGGTAATCCACGGTGCCCGTGATGCCGTGGAGGTCCCGCCAATACAGGTAGGCGGAGGTCAGGGTGAGCGCCTCCGCCTCCGCGTAGGAGGTGGGGGCCACGGCGTTGTCGGTGTCCTCCGCGTAGAACCGCAGAATCTTGTCCCCCAGCGTGATCGACTGCGAGTACCCGGCGACTCCACGGTGAATGATGCGGGCGCTGAGTATCCGTGCCCCCTGCGGGATGGTGACGGAGGGGACACGGAACCCGGCTTTGAGGGTGCCGCCCATCCCCACCCAGGCGTTGCCCACGAGGGTCCAAGTGTTCCCCTGGGCGTCGGCCTTCGAGGTCTGCTGGGCAGCCCAGGTGGTGAAGTCGGGGGAGGCGACGATGGTGCCGCCGATGCCGTCGCGGATTTCCGCCGAGTAGAAGCGGCCAGGCAAACCCCCCAGCCCTGCCGCCGTGTAAGCCCCCACCTTCATGCCTGTTCCCACAGGCGAGTAAAGGGTGTACGGCCCCGCAGCGTCGGTCACCGTCGACCCCAACTGTGTCCAGGTGGAGCCGTCGGACGAGGTGTAGAACTTGGTCACGGCGTTGCCCGCGCCGTCGTCGGCGTCAAATGTGACCCTGACCCAAATGTCGGTCACACGGTCCACCACGCCGGGCAGACTCGCCGTACAAAGATGCTGGATGAAAGTGGAGCCGTTTACAGTGAAGAGAAAGTCCGGGGCGCCGGTCGCAAGCAGTCGCAGACCCCAGCCGAAATGAGTGGCATCAACCGCATGGGAGGCAAGGTACTGCGCCGAAGCAGGGGTCCAGTCCAACGCTGTGCATCGCACCCGAACATCCAAGTCCCCGGTGATGGCCGTCGTCAGATTCGATACGACACAGTCGCCTACCCCGTCGAGGTGGACGGCCATGACCGTGCCCGAGCACTTCCCGCACCGCAGGTAGGTGTCCGCCGCGGAGAAGTAGGAGTCTGCCGACCGGGTGTGCCAGTCGTCCGCTCCGACACCAGCCGGGAAGATGCCGAGGGGCATGGCTAGTAGGTGTCGGTCGGGTCACCGAGTTTCGCGATGAGGGCGCCGGGTTGGAAGTCGGGGGCGTCGTTGATGGCCACCTCCACGTTGCTGCTGAGCGGCCCGAAGTAGAGGAGTGTTCCTGAGGTGCTGGCAGTCCAGTATCCCCAGCCGACGATGGTGCCCCACGCGACGGTGGCGGTCGGGAACAGGACCGCGACCAGGTTCTGGATGGTGGCGGGCGACCCGACCCCGCCCGCGGAGGACGACCCCCAGTTCGTGCCGTTCGCGGCTAAGGCGACCCGGGCGTAGGAGCCGCCGGTGGCCTCCACCCCGCCCGTCCCGGCGTCAGCGGTCGGCAGGGTGGTGAACAGTCCGATATGCGTCGGGGTGCGGGGCAGCGCCGTCCGCGCGAACCAGGATTCGAGTAGGTCCTGCTCCTCGTCGGAAGTCCAGCCGGTAGGAGGTGTCATTTGTTGTCGGCCTCTCAGGGGGTGTAGGTGCTGCGGCGGTGGAACAGGGAGCGGGAGAAGGTCTCCTGATCTTCGACGGCGAGGCCGACCGGGCCGGCGGGGGCTCCTGCCCCCGCTCGGGCTTCGCCGGCGGCGCCGAGGACGATCTGCTCGTAGAGGCGGCGGAGTTGGGCGGCGGCGGTGAACAGGGGTTCGGCGTCAAGGGTGTGCAGGTCCCCCTGGACGAAGGTCGACTGCCGGCGGGCGTACTCGACGGCCTGCGCCTTGGTCGCCTCCGCGGCGGCGAGGGCGCAGACAGCCTCAAACCAGGGGGCGGGCACCTGGTCGGTGGTGGTGGTGTCGTCCGGGTAGGGCCAGCGGACGGAGTAGGTGACGGTGCAGGATTCGCCGACGGCCGGGGTGTCGGCGAGGAGGCGAAAGGTGGTGGTGCCGGGGAGGACCATCCAGCGGCGGGCTTCCATGTAGGAGGGTTCCCGCTCCCCGGTCGGGTACTCGACGCGGAGGACCCGGGACCAGCGGTCCACCCACTGAGTGAGGGTGAGGTTGTAGGTGGAGCCGTCGCCGGTGAGGGTGGCGGTGGCTTCCCTCGGCCGGTCGTTCGACAGGACGGCGAGGGCGGTTTCGAGGGCGAGGGGGATGCGTTCGGCTGGCACCCTTTGGAGGACGCCGAAGTCGCCGAGGTGTCCCCGGATGCGGGTTTCGTATGCGGTGCGGGTCTGACCCATCGGCGTCCCTCCCAGGGGTGCCTTCCCTCTGCCGGCTGGCGGGGCCCGAAAGGGTGGGGGTTCGGGCCCCGCCAGGGTTGCCCTGCCGGCGGCGGTTACGAGCCGACCGGGGTGCCCTCGATGATGATGATGCCGGAGACGGCGAGGCCGGAGGCGGCGACCGCCTTCTTGATCGACACCACGTCCCCGGCCACCAGGATGAGGTTGGCGGCGGTGCCGGAGAGGGTGATGGCCTTCTCGTCGAAGGCGGCGACGTCGTCGGTGGTCGGGGTGTCGAACGCGAAGGAGGCGACCTCGGTGGTGCCCGTCCCGGCGGCGCCCTTGTTCTCGACGCTGACGGTGGCGTAGTTGGTGGCGTGGCCGGTGATGGCCGCCTTCGCGATGAACCGGACGGCGGTCACCTGCAGGCGGATCGGGGCCCGCAGGGCGGGTTCCTCCCCGGTGGTGCCGGCGGTGGCCCAGGCGACCGGGATGTAGACGGCGAACCGGCGGGTGCCGAGCAGGGTGTCACGGGTTGTCATGGTCGGCCCTCCTGCGGGTCGGGTTGTCCTGGTGGTGGTGGTGCCCCGCCGGGCCTGCGAAGCCCGGCGGGGCGGGTGGTGTTATCCGGGCTTAGGCGACTTCCTCCCAGACGAAGCCGCGGTAGTCGAGGACGGCCAGGCCCCAGATGTGCCGGACCTTCCAGGTGACCTTGTCGGCGGTGAACACCGACCCGGCGGCGGGGGCGTCCTGGATGATGACCTCGGGTTCCTCCCGGCCGTTGAGGAAGCCGACCTCGATGGTCGGGCAGGTCCGGGGGTCGGCGACGATCATGTAGTCGTTCGCGTCGGTCCACAGGGGCACCTCGATGGGCTGCAGGCCCGTCCACGGGGTCTCCGTGGTGCGTCCCGGCGCCGGGTTGAGGAGGGCGTGGACGGTGGCGAACAGTTCCGGCGGGTAGCAGAGGAACCGGGGGAGGATGCCGGCGGCGCCGGAGGTCTCCCCGGGGGCCGTCTGCGTCACCATCAGGTTCCGGGCGGCGGTGAGGCCGGCCCCGTCGGTGCCGATGGCGGTCGTGCCGAGGTTGGCGTGCGCCGCGTCGAACAGGGCGACCGAGTCGTAGATGGTGCCGTTCGACTGGAACACGGTGATCCAGATGGCCCGGGCCAGGGTGAGGGCGGCGCTCCGGCCGAGCCGCTGCGGGATGCGGCGCACCAGGCCGATGTCGTCGTTCGCGATGGCCTCCAGGGTCAGGTCCTCGGTGCCGCCCTTCTTCGACACGGAGTAGGTGGCCTCCACGTCGGTCGGGCTGGTGAGCGCCGGGTACGGGGCGCCCTCCCCGACCGTGCTCAGCACGTTGTAGAAGCCGAAGCCCTCCCTCCGCTGGGTGCGGAAGTCCTGGACGGGGACGATGTCGGAGACGATCTTCCGCCAGTCGCCCCAGGCTTCGACGCCGGCGAGGTAGTCCTTGATGGCCTTGCGGGTGATCGAGTCGCCGAGGGCGCTCGACCAGGTGGCCGCGGTGACCGACTCGGTGAGCCGGCGGCCGGCGCTGGCGACCCCGCCGGCCGACTCGGCGAGGACCCGGCGGGCGTAGTCCTCCGAGTCGAGGAGCGGGTTCGCGCCGGTGAACCGGGCGTGCGCCTCCCGCAGGCTGCGGAAGGGCTTGACCCCGTTGACGGGGGCCCCTTCGAGCATGCCGTCGAGGCCGGCCCGCAGGTTGTCGAGGGCCTCCTGGCCGACCTCGACGGTGGCCTGCCCGGGCAGGGCCTGCGCGCGGGCGCCGAGCACCGCCGACCACAGGTCGGCGGCCTCTTTGACCTCCGCCTGGATGGCGGCCTCGGAGGCGAGGGCCTGCGCCCGGGCCTGCACCTTCGCTTTGAGGTCGGGTGGGAGGGTGACCCCCTCGAGGGCCTCCCGGATGACGATGCGGCGCTCGATGGCGCTCAGCGATTCGGCGGCCGGGGCCGGGTCTCCCGCCGGCGCCGCGGTGCTGGCGGCCCTGGCGGCGAGGTGGGCGGTGGCGGCGGCTCGGTCCTCGTCGGAGAGCCCGTCGAGGAACGCTGCGAGTTCCTTCGGGTCCATTGTCGTTCCTTCCTGGTCGTGCCTCGACGCGACGAGGCGTTCGAGTCGGCCGCCGGCCGCGGGGTCGGCGACGACATCCACTGAGTTGACGGCGGTGATGCGGGCGGTGTCGGAGATGGCGCGGCCGCCTTCCACGGCCGGTTGGGGGATGCCGACGACGTCGTGGGAGAAGCCGACGAGGTCCGGGCGGCCGTTCCTCCAGGCGGTGAGGAGGGTGTGCCGGACGTGCTCGGCGGCCTCGGTGAGGTGCAGGTCGGCCTGGATGCTGCCGTCGCCGCCGAGGGCGACGTTCTGATGCCAGCCGACGAGGCGGTGGATGCTGCTGGCGGCCCGTTCCGGGCCGGTGCGGTGCCCGTCGAAGCATTTCGCCCCTTCGTACAGGGGGAGGGCTTCGGCGAGGACTTCGGGCCGGTAGCGGCGGCCGTTCAGGCTGGTGCCCGGTTTGATGAGGGTGACCCGCCAGATGCGGCCCTCCCCGCCGTCGAGCGATTCGAGGAGGTGGCCGGGGAGGGCCTCGGTGAACCGTTCCCCCTCGGGCGGCTGCTCGGCGGCTTCGGGCTGGGCTTCGGGTTCGACCGCTTCGGGGTCTCCGAAGGCTTGGGCGGCGGCTTCCTGGCGGCCGTCGAGGGGGGCGGGGTCGGTGGCCTCCTGGATGCCTTCGGGCATGTCGTCGTCGTCCTTCCCCGGGTTCGCCTTCCTCCAGGCGGCCCGCACACGGCCCTTCACGGCGGGCAGGTCGTCGTCGGGGATTTCCACCTTCTGGCCGCGGAAGCCGGGCCCCAGGGCGGCGCAGGCGGCGCCGACGATGGCCGGGTCCGGGTCGCCGCCCGGGGTGGAGGTGAGGCGCAGTTTCCAGGAGCCGGGGGCGTCCGGGTTCGGGGTGTAGGCGTAGTCGGCGGCGGTGAACCCGTCGGTGTCCTTCGCTGTGGCCTTCGACTTAGCCATTGGCGTGCTCCTGGAGGCGGGTGAGGAGGGCGGGCTTCGTGCCCTTCGGGTCGACCCCGATGCTGGTGGCGTAGGCGCGGAGGGCGGGGAGGGTGAGGGCGGCCAGGTCGGGT